CTGCGTCTTGTCAACCGCCGGCGCAATCGGGTCCATGGCGCAGAACACGCGCTTTTCCAGCATGCGCTTGCGTAAGAAAGGCCCGATTGACTTGGTGATAGCGCCGGCTTCCGCCCACCAGAATTGCGGTTTGTATTTCTCAATCAGCAGCAGCATGCCTTCGACGGCGGTGTGGCTGTCCACCCGCATCCACACTACGTCAGGCATGATCCAGACATTATCGGCGACATCGACGCCCACCACCATCAGGCAGGATTTGTCGCCCTGCTTGTTCAACGTCACCGCGTGATCGGAGGCGCCGTAGAAGCGCATTTCGTCGAACGCCGGCAGGTCACGCATGGAATTGTAGCCGACCAAATCCTTGGCTTGGAAAAATGCACCGTCGCGCGGTGACGGCTGGCCCTGATAGAGCGCCATGAAGCCGCGCGGATCGGAGGCGCGGATTTCTTCCAGATATTTTTCATCAAAGCGTTCCGGCCACAACGCCTCACCGGGCGCGCGTCCCAGTACATCATTGTCGTCCGCCAGCGCCGGCAGGTCGATGGAGCGCCAGCGCGTTGCTTCTTCATGGTTGTAGTACGGGTTAAGGGGATCGGTGAGCCGGCCGACCAGATCGTCCTCGCTCCACCGCGTTTGAATCATGGTGATGGTGCCGCCCTTGTTCATCAGGCGGGTTTTCAAGACTTGGTTGTACCATTGCCAAAGATTGTCGCGGATGAGCAGCGAGTCGGCTTCCTTGCGGTCCTTGATTGGATCGTCGAGCAGGATCGTATGCGCGCCGCGCCCGGTGATAGCCGAGCCGCGACCGACGCAGAACACAACGCCGCCTTCGGTGGTTTCGATGCGGTTGACGGCGGCTGATTTCTTTTTGATTTCGACCTTGGGAAACACCTGCTTGTATTGCGGCGTCTGCATAATGTCGCGAATCTTGCGGCCCAAGTCCCAACTGTAATGCTCATTATAGGTGGCGACGATGATCGAGCGTTCGGGATGGCGGCCGATGTACCACGCCGGATACATATTCGACGCCAGTGTGGTCTTGCCGGCGCGCGGCATGATGGAAATTTTCAGGCGGCGGATTTTCCCTTTTTCCACCTCCTCCAACGCCACGCCGATGACGCGGTGAAATTTCTGCGGCGTGTAAACCGAATAGGTCGCGTCGTCGGAATTTTCCGGGTCCGGCATCATTAAACAGGTAAAATCAATCAGGCTATCCCGCGCTTTGAGGATCGCCCGTTTGCGTTTGAGCAGGACCAGATGGCGCGCACTCACTTCGCTATCCCTTCGGTCGCCCGACCGGGTTGGAATGCTTGGTGACATGCTGTGGCACCACCACCTTTTTCGGCGGGCCGCCGGTCATCGGACGCGACGCAGCGCTGCGCGGCGGCGGTGCCACCGGCGCCTGTTGCTGCACCATGCCGGGCGCCGGCGATGAATGATGCGTGTAGGCGTCCTGCGTGTTCGACATCTGCGGCGGCGGACCCGGCGGTGGACCCGGTGGCGGCAGTGGCCCGCTCGCCTGCGGCCCCGGTGACGCGGCTTGCGTGTCGGATGGGCTGGGCGGATAGAGCGGCGCGTTCGGGATGATCTTGACGCCCGGCGGCGTTTTCGGTGGAGGGAATGCCATGCTGGCCTCCTAGATTCTCTCTTGGGTTAAATTCCGTAGATCGAAGTATTGCCGCATGATGTCGTTTGGCTGGATTGCATTACGGTCGTAGTAAGGACTGGCGGGCGGCAATCGGTCCATCTGGTCTACCGGCATGTTTGGCTGCATCAGAGGTTGTTGCGGTCGCAGCGGCAGCGGCGCGTTGGGCATCAGCGCTGGCATCCCGGCGCCGTAAACCGTTGGCACGCCCGGCGACGGCGTTCCCGCCGACGACGAGTACATGCTTTGCGCCATCAGATCACCGAGCGTTTGCGCGGTTGGATATGGCATCACTGACACCTCAGAACGTTTTGCTTATCATACGAGCAACGGCAGCATGGTTCTAAGTCCCCCCAGTCGAAAGCCGGCGCGTGGCAGCACCATCTGCACAAGGATGAGGACGCACACCAAAATGAAAATGACCCAGATGATTTGCACCACCTTCGGCGGCAGCGCGATGCCGACAACGGTGCCTAGCACCCAAAGGATCAAGTATATCGCGAGTGCGAGCAGGCAAATATAAATCAGTCCATATATGACACCTTCAATCATGGTAGTGCTCCTTTGGTTGCGGCATGCACTTGCTGCGTTGTGTCGCCGGGATCATCACGTTGCCGGTCGCCGGCGTGATCGGGGAATCAAAGCCGGGACCGCCAGCGCCCAGCACGTCGCCACGGCAATCGGTGCGGCGCGCCAGATCGTAGAACATGCCAACCACCGGGATGGCGGCGATGGTGACGTTTGCGGGTTGCTGCGACGGCGCCCGCTTGTGAATGACAACGTGATGGCGTTTGGCATCGGCGGCCGTAATCGCCGCCAGCAACACCATGATGGCGGCCAGCGCACAGAGAACCGTTTTCATGCGACCTCCTCCTGCGTTCTGACGAAAGGAAAAATAACTTCGACTTCGTCATCGGTTTCGATGCCAAGGTATTCCATCAGGCCAAGGCTGATGTCGGCAACGCGGCCGGTGTTTTCGTTCGGTCCCCAGTCCGCCGGCCATGCAAGGAATTGCCGGTCGGTGCCGGGCGCGCGAACCAGCGCGACGTAGTCCATGCTGGCCAGCATCGTTTTGGGGAATTCGTCGTAGTTCCAGCGCATCGCGATGAACGGCACCGAACTATTGAGCCGGCGCGCCAGCCCGCTGGTGCCTTCCGGCTGCACCGCCAGAAACAGATGCGGCGCCGTGTAAATGTCATAGATGAAGGCCAGCCCTTCATCGGGCGTAACCCCCATGTCGGTGGGGCCGCCGAACCAAGACACCTTGCCGACAACGTCGAGCGTCATGGTAGCGCCCTTCCGATGACTTCCTTGAACAGCATTGATTTGCCGTTGCCGCTTGGCCCCTGCCGGCAGTCGCGGATGTCCGTCACCAGCTTGCTGATGAGTTCAAGCTGCGTCTTGCTGCGTTCGGTGACGTTGTTTGAAATTTCGCCGAGCACATAAGCGGCCAGACCGAGAAAGCCGACGTTGACGATGAGCAACGCAATCGCCAGCGGCGTCGATTTCATGGCCTCGATGGCGCTGCCAGCGATCTTTCCCGTCGCCTCGATTGCCATGAATGGTGCTCACTCCTTTGCGGGTGGCGGCGGCACATAGGGATCGGGCACACCACCGTCAGCGAGCCATTTGTCGTACTCAACGCGGTCACGGTTGGCCGGGTCGTTGGGAATGAACGCCTGATCGGCGGTGCGGACAACGATGTCGGTTTCGGTGAGTTGATAGTCGGCCATTAGAGCCTCGCATCAAAAGAGAGAACGCAGGTGTTACTCTGGAACGTTACCGGCCCGGCTGCGGCAGCTAGGACATAGGGCGTGTAAGCAAGCGGAGAAACAGCGGCCACCCTTGGCTGTGTATCGGTGCTGTTCTGGCAAGATATTGAGCCACTCACTACGGCGATTGTTGGCGCAGCCCGCATCGGCACCTGAAATGGAATACAATAGCCGACAGTAGAACTTAAGGCAGCGCCGTAGCCTCCGTAAAAAGTTGGTTCCAGCCCCGGCTGGCCGTCTGTTTTTCTGTAATATCGCCTACACGTCACCAACTCCTGATCGAACGGTCGCATCACATTCGGCGACTGCGCGGCAGTGGGGCCTTGATTGCCGGGGAGGACAATGACGCCTGTTATGCGGAAACCGTCGGAGGTTGTGGCAATGCCGTTGATTTGGCCGGGTCCGGTCTGATAGCTCGCGCTTAGCCATGTGTTTGCGGTTGGGGCAACAAGACTACTGCCGGAACCCATCGAAAAATTAACAATCACGCCAACGGTGTTGTCGGTATTCCAGACACCGGCAGTACAACCGGGTATGACAATGGTGTTGTATTGTGGAACGTCGGAGACGGCTTGCGTGTAGTTGAAAGCGTAACATTTGTTAGATGCTGCATTGTAAACTGAGCCGCCATAAACGCCGGTGCGATGGTGCATTGACCAAAAGCTAATCGTGATCGGCTGCGCGCTCGCTGTTCCCCATCCAAGTCGCGCAATGCGCCAGCCCTCGATAGCCTGCTGGATAACAACGTAATCGCTGGGGCCAAGCGATGCCTGCGCCGTCGAAACAAGCAGATTGAGGTAATATGGAAGGCCAGAGAAATATGGCTGCGTCTGTTGCGCCGCGCCAATCCCCATCGTACCGCCAAGATACAATTTCCAGCCATCGCAGACATAAGTGTTGTTGGCGGTGGTCCCGCTCGTTCCTCTTTCCTGACTGACCTCCATGCCACCATTGATCTGCAATCCTGAGTACGCCATCGCATCGAACGGGGCGTAGATGACGCCGCTGCTGCTGGTCACCGCCCACTTTTCGCCGTCCCATTTATAGACCGGCTGACCGGCAACCGGCGGCGATGGATAAAGCTGGCCGATGCTGGGTGAAATGGGAAAATCTAGCGCCATGATTCAAACTCCGCGCGATTTTTTGCTGGTTGTTTCCGGCGCAGGTTTTGTCGCGCCGCTTGTCGCAGGATCGGGCACACCACCGTCAGCCAGCCACGCTTCGTACTCAACGCGGTCACGGTTGGCAGGGTCGTTGGGGATGAACGCCTGATCGGCTGTGCGGATGACGATGTCGCTTTGTGTGAGTTGATAGTCTGCCATTAGAGCCTCGCGTCTGCGACCCAGTGTGCCGACAAAAGATAAGTTGTTCCTGACGCAATTTGTGCTGTAATCATCCCGCCGCGCTCGTTGATAGCAAGGATAGTAGC